CTTCTGCTCGAGATGGCTGGATTCAACCAGGCCTGAAGTGGCTTGGGCGTGCTCCATGGCGAGCGACACGTCTCGACGTTGTCGCATCCGCGGCTGATCATGGAGCAAAACGCTCAGGCCGCTTGCCGTTCGCGCCAGATCTACGTTGTAGAAGGGATCTCTGGCAATAAGCGGACGTTAACATGCAACGATCCCGACATCAACACCCTTAACACAGCATTGCTGGAGCGGGTTTTCTATCACAAGGTCGATGGAGAGTATCGACTTGTAGAGGATCCAGATCCTGTCGTTGTTAACGACAGGCTCCGCGATTTTCGGAAGCGCTTGCTTAGGCGGCTCGGAACTTCCTCCCCTGTTTCCCCTGAGGCTTTTGCCCAGATGTACACGGGACGTAAACGAACCATCTATGAAAGAGCGGTAGAGGACTACACTATCAACGGTGTTCGCAGACGCGACGCATACAGTGATAGCTTTGTTAAGTGCGAGAAGGTACCAGGAGATAAGGCACCAAGGTGTATACAGCCTAGAAGGCCTGTCTACAACGTGGGAGTGGGAAGGTATCTAAAACCTGTGGAACACAAGATCTACAAGGCCATTCAACAGGTCTTCGAGTCTGACACACCGGTAGTGCTGAAGGGGTTTAACGCAGTGGAAACTGCTGACATCCTTCGGCAAAAGTTCGAGTCATTCGAAAAACCCGTTGCGTTAGGTCTTGATGCGAGTAGATTTGATCAACACGTCAGCAAGGAGATGTTGGCGTGGGAGCACAGCATTTATAATGCCATGTTTCGTTCCCCGGAGCTCAAAAAGCTCCTCAGGTGGCAGATCCACAACGTCGGCTTTGGCCGATGTGATGATGGCACAGTGAAGTATTCAGTGGAGGGCAAGCGGTTCAGTGGAGATATGAACACTGCCTTGGGAAACTGTTTGATCATGTGTGCCATGATCCACGCGTATGGACAGGAGAGGGGGGTAAAGCTCGAGCTCATAAACAATGGGGATGATTGTGTTGTTTTTATGGAGCAGAGAGACTTGGCAAAGTTTGGACGGGGACTGGATTCTTGGTTTGATGACATGGGGTTTGTCATGACCAAGGAGGCACCAGTTACCGAGCTACACCAGGTAGAGTTTTGCCAATGCAAGCCAGTGTGGGGAGCCAATGGGCTCATCATGTGCAGGAATTTTGAGAAGGCACGTGAGAAAGACACAATGTGTTTGTTTGACATATCGTCACCAGGAGCTGCTGCTAAGTGGCTTGGTGCGGTGGGAGAGTGTGGACTTAGCCTGACGAGCGGAATTCCTGTGTTTCAGGAAATGTACAAGGCGTACATCCGCCATGGTGAAAGGAGTGATATCAGGAATAGCGTGGGTTGGCAATGTGGGATGACCCATATGGCCAAGGGGTTGCATCCCAAGGAGGCCCCAGTTTCAGAAGACGCAAGATATTCATTCTATGTCGCATTCGGAGTCACCCCCGATGAGCAGGAAGCACTCGAGGAGTACTACCGGAGTTGGCAATTTGAGGCTCGTGTGGAGTCTCGGGAAGTCATGACGGTTGTTACTGCTCCCTTCTAAGCCTGTAAATGACAAATCGAAGTGGTAGTAAATTTGTTAAACGATGGTGCAAAGTAAAAATAAAAATCAAATGCGTAAGCAACCACAAACGCAGAAAAAGAAAATGGTTGCAGCCAAGAAGAAGGGTGGGAGACAACTACAGGGCTATACAGCTGGTAGGTTTGGTATCCCCACTCGGTACCCAACCCCTGTGGGGGATGTGGTTCCTGTCACATTTAAGGCCAGTTCAACGCTGGCTGCAGATGCTAGTGGGTTCACATCGGCTGCAATTATCTATGGCAAGGGGTCGTCTAGCTCAACCTACATATTCCTGGATGATTTGATTCCGGGGTTTGGAGCGTTGTGCAATGTCTACTCTCGATTCTTAATCCGGCGAGCCCGAATTGAAGTCCGTACAGTCACCGCCACATTGAATGGTGGGTATGTTGGAGTCAATTACGAGCCCACTGATTCCAACCGGGCAGGACCACCAGCAAATTTGCTGGATGTGTCAGCTTCCGTCAATTACGCAATGGCGACAGCAGGAGCACCCGGTGTCGTGTTGGTGTCACCAACCGATTACTTCAATGATTGGAAACAGTGTGTGAACGATTCAGCCACGAATGATCCATACTCAACTCAAATGGGTGTGACGCAAATTATTGGTGGAGGGTTCACAGCATCAACAGCCTCAGCTTTGATGTATGAGATTGAGATTGAAGCTTACTTCTGTGGTTACCGGTCGTAGGTTGCCTCATTACACATGACAGTGTGTGTGCCGCTGGTCCAATGGCTAGGGATCGCTGACCCTATTTACAAAGCAGCGCTAATGTTGGACTAAGCACATTTTCCGGACCAAAACGGATGTGATGAGATACATGTTTGGACTGCCTTCTCGCGCAGCAATAAATAAACCAGGTGGATTCCTGAGAGACATTCGTCAAGCTAATAGAGCGGTTGAGACTAGAGCCCTGTGGAGCCTAACCACCTCCCCTCCGGGACTAAAACGTTGAAGCTTGAGGTTGTAATAAAAATTTCCGTAGTAGTTTGCCACAGTGTGTGGTGTTGCATTTTCTATGTTTGCTGCTCACCAGTCGACGCTGGTGAGGGTGTTGAATCTCCGCAGAGTTGGAGTAAGTCGGTAGCTACTGAGCGATCAGTAGGGGTCTACACGGACTAGTCAGCCATTGCGCACTTCAACCC